ATCCTGGTCCGCCGACGAACCCCGGCCCACCTCCCCGTCGCGACCCGCTGGCAGACCTGGCCGACCTCGTGGCCCGAGCGGGAGGCGAGGCGTGAACGTCCACGACGCCGCCGTCCACGCGGCCCGCTACACCATCGAGCACTTCCCCGACCTGCCGATGCCGATGCTGCTGCAAGTGGCGGGCAAGGCCCACGTCCTCACCATCGACGTGGACTGCTCGGTCGAGCGCATGCAAGCGGTCGCCCCCCTGGTGGGGCGGATGCTGCGCCCCGACTCGCTGACGTTCGTGGCCGATGCCTACGTGACCACCGTGGCGGACCTGGCCACCCACCACTACGGCGATCTTGAGGTCCGCTACCAAGGCGGCGACCCGACCGTGGTGGAGTGCGTCACCGTGGTCACGGCCTACCGCCTCGGCCTGCCCCGCATGACCAACTGCCCCTACCGGCGCACGCCGGACGGCATCTCGTGGATCGAGGAGCCCAGGGATCATCACGAGGGCCAGTCGGTCGAGGGGCGGGTCCACGACTCGCTCCTGACGGCCCTCATGGACCAGGGCCCCCCGCCGTCGTTCGGGCACGTGGACGAGCGCACGCTGTACCAGGCGGTCGCCGCCACGCTGAGCGAGCTGGGCGTGGGGGCCGAGGTCACCACCAAGGCGCCGTAGCGTTCGGTCGATGCCCCGCAAGCGAGTGGTCGTGCCCCAGCCCTCGGGCGACTCGATGTCCGACCTGGCCAACCTGGCCGCCCTCATGGGTCCCGATCGCCTGGCGACGTTCGCCAGGGGCCTGTCCCCCGCCGACCTCAACGTGCTAGAGGCGGCCCTCGGTGAGCAGGCGGCGATCGGCTGGCGCGCCACACCGGCCACGCTGCTGGCGGCGATCATGGCGGGCTACCAGCGCTGGCGCTTCATCGACCTGCTGGCGGACAGCTTCGTGGACGCGGTCGAGGGGAACGGCCCCTCGAACCTCCAGTGGACGCTCCCCTCCCAGTACGGCAAGACCACCCTCATCGCCCAGGGCTGCCCGCTCTGGTTGCTCGACCGGGACCCCACGCTGCGGGTGATGTACGTCACCTACGACTCGGGCAAGGCGCTTGAGGAGGGCGGCAAGACCCGTGACCTGGCCGAGCGCCACCGGGAGAAGCTGCGCTTCCGGCTGCGCAGCGATCGGCGCGCCCGTGGGCAGTGGCAGACCGAGCAGGGCGGCGGGCTGTACTGCACCGGGATCAAGGGCGCCATCACCGGCTACCCCGCCGACGTGCTGCTGGCCGACGACCTGCTCAAAGGCTGGCAGGCTGCGCACTCCACCGCCGAGCGCAACCTGGTCTGGGACATCTGGCGCTCCCAGCTGCGCCTCCGGGGCCAGGGCGAGCGCGGCGTGCGGGTGGTGGGCGGCACCCGCTGGCACGAGGACGACCACTTCGCCCGCTTCACCAACGCCGAGGAGGCGGATGAGGAGGCGGACACCTGGCGCTCGATCCGCCTCCCCGCCATCGCCGAGCGTTACGACCCGCGCTCGCCCGACCCCCTGCTGCGCGTCCCCGATCCCCTCGGGCGCTCGCCCGGCGAGGTCCTGGAACCCCGACGCTTCCCCGTGGGCGAGGTCAAGGCCCGCGCCGCGGTCCTAGGCCCCTACCTGGCGGCGGCGGTCGAGCAGCAGCGCCCCTCGCCCGAGGAGGGCGGCGAGATCGAGCGAGGGTGGTGGCGCTGGTCCAGCGCGGTCGTCGCCCCCGAGTCCACCGCCGACTGGCTGACGTCGTGGGACACCAAGTTGAAGCAGACCGACACCGGCGACTTCGTGGTGGGCCAGGTGTGGGCCCGCATCGGTGGCACCTACTGGCTGCGGGACCAGGTTCGTGGGCAATGGCCCCAAGCGCTGGCGGGCCTCGCCGTCGCCCTGCTCCAAGTCCGCCACCCCCACGTCCACCGCCACCTCCTGGAGAACGCCGGGTACGCCCCCGAGATGGTCCACGAGCTGCGCACCCCGCGCCCGGACTACGCCCTGTCGAGCGCCCATGCTGACCTGCTCGCCATGTCCCCCACCGAGCGCGTCGCCGTCGAGCAGCTCATCCGCCGAGGCCTCAGCGGGCTCCAGCTCATCCCCGTCCGAGGTGACAAGGCCATGAGACTCCGAGCGGTGTCCGGACTCATCGCCTCGGGCGACGTCATCCTCCCCGAGCACACCTCCTGGGCCCACGCGGTGGTCGATGAGGCGGCAGCGTTCCCGAACGGCGCCCACGACGACCAGCTCGACGCGCTCAGCCAAGCACTGCAAGCGCTGGCGAAGGGCCCCGCCTCCCTCGGCACCCCGAGACGATCCCTGGCCCCCCCGCCCGCCACCACGCCCGGCGCTCCCATCCGACGACGACACCCGATCGGAGGCCCACGATGACCAAGCGCAAGCCCGACGACGCCCGCTCGAAGCGACCCGGAAGGGTGAGCCCACCGCCCGCCGTGACATCACCACCACGCTGCAAGACATGCGGCGGGCGCGTCATGGTCCACGCTGGCGTGGCGCAGTGCACGGTCCCGGGCTGCGATTGGCACGGCAAGCTGTGAGCCTGATCCTGCGGATCATGGAGTTCTTCCAGCTCATGGGTATCGGCGTGGCGATCGGGCAGTACGGCATCGACCTCCTCAACTGGTGGCGGGGACGCCACGGCCCCCTCGGGTGCGACCTGCCATGACCCCTGCCCAGCTCATCGCCATCACCCACCCCTGCTTCCTCGGCGGGGAGACGATCCACGAGCGCTACCGCCACCTCAGCGGGCGCTGGAGCCTGATCCTCACGGTCAACTGCGGCCACGAATGACTGGAGCGTGGCTACGGCGGGCCGGTCTGGCACGCCTCGGTTGCGTACCACCCCGCTCGACGCGCCCCGGTGTTCGTCGCCTACCACGACGACGAGTACCTGAGGCGGGCGGAGCGGGCGCTGAGGTGGGTCGGTGACCCCGACCACGAGTGGCGTCAGCTCGGCGGCGTGGCCACGCACCTGAGGCGGCGCTGCTCACCCGCCGAGGTCGAGCGCTACGGGCTCGTCGTGCGGGACGTGCGGGGCACGCCCGAGGCGGAGGCGCGCCTGGCGCCCGTGCGCCACCTGCTGCCACCGGGGTACACCGAGGCGTGACCTCCTGTCGGGACCACGAGCTGGTCATCTTCGCCCGCCAGCGCCCGTGGACGGGCTCGTGGTGGATCGAGGTCCGCTGCCGTCACTGCGGTGAGGGTGGGCACCGGGTGCCCCAGCGCTTCTGGCGACGCCGCACGGTCGAGGCCCAGGTGGATCAGCTCGCCCGCTACCTCGGTCACGACCGCGTACCCTGACCTGGCGTGACGACTCTGGACGGCACGAGGGGCCACAACCTGCGCATCCTGCGCTTCCTGGCCCTCCACCCCGATGGCGCCTCGCTCTACGACCTCAAGCGAGGGCTCGGCATCGACCACCAGGTCGCCCGCAGCTACGCCGGGCGCCTGGCCCGGAACGGCCACATCACGCTCACCGAGGAGCCAGCGGGCGGCCAGGCGGGCTACAAGCGGGTGGCACGCCTGGCGCCACCGGGGGCGATGGCGGTGCTGTTGGCCGAGCGTTCATCGAACCGTCCACAGATGGTGGACAACGCTGTGCCGGGAGGCTGTTAGGGTCCTTGGCAACGGGGGAATGACACCCTCGGAACGCCCACACCAAGGAGCCCACATGACCGTCTCGACCCGGGAGCTTTGCGACCTGGCCCACGTCACCTACCGCCAGGCGGACTACTGGATTCGTCGTGGCTACCTGACCTGCGAGAACCCGGAGGCAGGCTCGGGCGTGCCCCGACGCCACGACCTCGCCGAGGTCAGGGTCGCCCAGGGCTTGCGCCAGCTGCTGTTCGCTGGTTGCACCGTGGGCGACGAGGTCGCCCGCACGCTGCGGGAGCTGCCCGACGACTGGGACGGTCCCCTCCTCATCGACCACGACGGGCGTCCCACGTTCGAGCTGGACGAGGCGGTGTGGGTCTGCCACATCGAGTCCCTCCTGTCCCCGGCGTAGCCTCAGCGCATGGGCGGGCGACTCGCATTGAGCAGGGCCAAGGTGACCGGGCCCGAGGGCGTGATCCACGAGCGGGCCACGGTGCAGGTCATCGGGGCCACGCTGCGGGTCATCGACGGACCGAGCATCGTCCACGAGCTGATCGGCGTGGACACCATCGACCGCATGAGCCAGCGCGCCTGGCGCATCACCATGGTCGACGGGTCGACGTGGGCGGTCGAGCGCGGCAAGGGCTGCGGGTGCGGCGGTGGCTGAACCGCTGGTGCCCCTGACCACGGCTGAGCGGGACCGGGACAACCGCTTCGACGGCGCCACCGGGCGAGCGCACCCGCCCGCGGTGCCCGCCCCTCGCTCCGCCCCCGCCGATGCGCTGCTCAGCCTGCGGGAGCAGGCCCGTGCCGTGGCGCTGGCGCTGGGCGACCTCGGCCTCAGCGCCTCCACGACGGGCTCGGTGATCCGTGAGCTGGTCGAGGCGGGCGTGGCGGACTTCGAGGACGAGAGCCGATGACCACGCCTCGTGGCGAAAGGCTGTGGATGGTGTCCCCGATCCCCGGGCTGAGACGATCCACAGCCCGAATCCAGCCACGGAGCGTGGGATGAAGTCCCCGCCCGCCGTGGACATCGAGTGCCCACGCTGCGGCGCGCAGCCTGGACGCCCGTGCTGGCGGATGTGGCAGGTGCGCGGCACCGACCCGATCCTCCTCAACAAACCGCCCGAGGCGGGCTACTGCCAGGACCGCCACGCCCGAGCCCGAGGGAGGGCCTGAGCCATGCCCCACACCGCCCGCAAGTCCGGCAAGGGCTACGCCATCGTGAACCGCAACACCGGCAAGGTCGTGGGCCACTCCTCGACCAAGGCGAAGGCGAAGGCGAGCGCCCGCGCCCGTGACGCCGCAGCGCACGGGTGGAAGCCCACGTCCTCGAAGCGCCCCTCCGCCCACAAGCGCCCCTGAGGCGCCGGTGCGCCTGCCCCTCCCGATCCCCCGCCTGTCGCCCACGATCGCAGCACGGGGCGATGTACCGGCGTTAGCGGCGACCCTGGCGGTGGACGCCCTCGCCGCCCACCGCCTCACCCGCCTGGTCACCGCCGACGTCATCACCCAGGAGCTGCGGGACCGGATCGTGGGCTGGGCCTACCGCCGAGACGGTCGCCTTGGCTGGCGTGGTGCTGACGTCCCGCTCAACGGCTGGTCCGAGTATGCCGAGGCCGACCCGGACGCTCCGAAGCTGGCCACGCTCCTGACCTGCCGCTGGTGCGCCTCGGTCTACGTGGGCGCCCTGGTCGTGACCCTGCGCCGAGTGACTCCGGTGTGCTGGGGGTACCTTGCCAGGGCGCTCGCAGCCAGCTCGGCGGCAGCGCTACTTGCGGCCATCGAGGAGGACTGAGATGCCGGATCGTGACCAGGCAGAGCGTGAGCGCCAGCGTGAGCGTGAGCAGCAGGAGCGTGAGGCCCAGCGCGAGCGTGAGCGGGAGCAGGACAAGCGCCAGGGCGGACGCCAGGAGGAGCGCCAGGGCCAGCGCCAGGGCGAGCGCGACGCCCGCCAGGGCGAGCGCCAGGACACCCGTGAGGACGCCCAGCGGGCGCCCCGACCCGAGGACAACCCGCCCACCCAGACCCCGCCTCGGGTGGCCCCACGCCCGGGCGAGCCGGGGTACCAGGAGGGTCAGCAGGACCGCTGAGGAGCCTAAGACGCTCCTGAGCAGCACGAAGTGAGGAAGCCCGCGGCGTAGCATCCCGCTTCGATGCTTCGACGTGGGCGACCTCGCACTCCCACGGCCCTGGTCGCCGCGGCGTCCCGCCCCCTCATCGACCCCACGGCCTCCGTTCCCCGCACGTCGGGAACGTGGCAGGCCGAGTGCTGGACGATGTTCGATGAGATCGGGGAGGTGAAGTACGCCACGAACCTGGCGGGCAACGCCATGGCCAAGCTCCGCCTCTACGTGGCCTGCTACCCCGCCGATGACCCCACGAACGATCCGGTGCCGGTCCTCACCGATGGCGTCGACCAGGAGGGGGTGGACCCCGACCTGGCGGCAGCCGCCGAGGCCGAGCTGCAGCGCCTCCAGTCGACCGAGGGCGGCCTCCCCGAGCTGCTCCGCTCGCTGAATATCAACCTGGAGGTGGCGGGCGAGCTGTGGCTCGTGGGGTGGGACGAGCGCAGCCCCGGCGAGGACTACGGGCCTGCGCCCGAGCGCTGGGAGGTCCGCTCGATCAGCGAGGTGTCCTGGAACGTCAGCGGCAGCGAGCGCACGGCCCGCGTCAACTCTCCCGGCGAGATGAGCCGTGAGGTCGTCAAGGGTCGGGACGGCATCGTGCGGGTGTGGGTCCGGCACCCTCGCTTCGGTGAGCTGGCGGACTCGAACCTCCGGGGCGTGCTGGCGGACTGTCGGGCCATCCTCGTGCTGCAGCAGCAGGCGATCGCCGAGTCCCGGTCGAGGATGAGCGCGGGCGCCTTCACGGTCCCGAACGAGCTGACCATCGCCAGCGTCCGCCTGGCGAACGGCGAGCGCCCACCGGACGATCCCGACGCCGACCCGTTCCTGGTGGCGCTCGAGGCCGCCATGATCGACCCCATCGAGGACATCTCGAACCCTGGGTCGGTGTCCCCGTTCGTCATCCGTGGGCCCGCCGAGTTCCTCCAGCCCCAGTACCTCCGGCGCATCGAGCTCGGCCGCCAGTCCCAGGACATAGAGGCGAAGATCGAGCAGCGTGTCCAGCGCCTCGCCCGTGGCATGAACCTCCCGCCCGAGGCGGTGATGGGCCACCAGCAGACGACCTACGCCAACGCCGCCCAGGTCGACCAGGACACCTTCGAGGA